TATATGGGGCACTCTTCCAGCAGAGACCTAAGTCTCTGCAGGCCCACCAGAGAATAAAATGGTGGGCTAAAGTAAAAGAGTTCCATGAGGAGTAAGCCCCCATCGGGTTTCCAACGGAGTATTCTTTCTCTCCGTGGTCCGACTTAAACGGTATAGAGATCATAATGTTCCTCCAGGATTGTACAACTTGTTTGGGGAAAATACCTAGAAGTACATGCTCAATTACTCTGATTGGAAAGCGGTCAGTCGCGGCTGAAAGGTCGAGGCTCTCATACCATTTCCATGAGCGTGTTGCTTCTACGAATTTTCCTTGATCAAATGTACAATCTTGGGGTATTCGTCTTAGTATCTTGAAAAGGAAGTGATGGAGAGGTTGCAGGGCAGTCTGGCTGTAATAATCCAGTTGCGCTACAATTCTCACCTTCAATTCCTTATCAGGAAACCAAGAGAGTTTCCTTAAAGTGACTGGTAAAGGCTTTAGCCAGTCAGGTACATACTCCATGAGACGCAGAGCGGTTTTCATCGACTGCTCTAGTCGCGGACCACCCAGATAATATATATCTTCAAGGATTTTATGATCCTTCAAGAGAATAAGATCTGAAAGTGCCGTCCATAGGGCATGCCCATTAGGGCCGGCCTTTGTCGTCATGTGGTATTTCCCTGACCAGTTCAAGTGTTTACCAGCATTCTGAATCGGACGTATTCCAAGCTCTCGAAAGAAGGGCCTGACATCCGGTAACACCACTGGCTCCCCTGTATAGGGAGCGGTGATGGGACTGAAATCAGGCTTTCTTCCGAGATTAAGTGCTCTAGTACTATATAACAGGGTCAAGACTAACCTGAGGGTTAGAGGCGACGCTCTTACTAGTTCCGGAGTACCTAAGCTGCTTGGGAAACCGTTTGATGTCAGCTTGACATCTTTAACTCTTTTGGATGGGAACTCCCCAGCCAGGTAGTGAAGGAGGGCCAATCGGTGGTTTTTACACCAATCGATAAGCCCTCGCTCACCCCGCGTCTGGAGAATGTTATCCATAACCGAAAGAATGCCGAGTATTACACCGAAATCCACCGGAGTCGAAGATGAAATCTTCGAGATCCAGCTTATAACTTTTGTTAGTAGGACTAAGCCCGGTTGAAACAAGGCGAAACGAAATTTAATTTTTCGTGGAGTCTTCTTTTGACTCTGGTTTAGTAATATTAACAATAAGAACATAGGTAGATCTTACTTCTACAGTCTTTCGAGAAGAGGCTCCCTGCGAAAGTCAGGTACTTGGGTAAGTGAGAACTCCTCGTAAGAGGAGAACATCCCCCCCTT